CGGAGTGCAAATATTATTCGTATAGATAAATAATTTATCACATTCTCCTGTGGTCTTTTTTGCATAAAGAAAATCCAAAATGTTTAATATGCCGTACCTTAAAAATTCGGGGTAAATATCTATAATACTATTAAACGCTACCTGAATTTTGTCTTTATCGAAATTGTGAATATTATTTATCCCGGACCATAAAATATATAGATCGCCAAAAGACCCTAGTGTTTCATCTAAATCGAAGACGATTATTTTCTGATATTTTTTCTGATATTTTTTATCGTAACAGCCACCTTTATATACTTGTAAATATCTAATTTCATCCGACATTATATATAACGTCAGATGAAATGTTTTACCTATTTTTTATCGTCCGGTCGATCCGAATCCGCCGGCACCACGCTCTGTGGTCGACAAATCGTCGACACTATTTACGATTTTAACTAGTATAGGACACAATGACGGATGACATATTTGCAAGAGTCGAGTTCCGCTGCTAACCACATAAAACGGCTCATGTGATTCTTGTGAATTGAGCCAGCGGAATGCGCCTATCATTTTTCCTCTATATCCGCTATCAATGATTCCAGTATGATTGGCCAACATAAGAGGCGTCTTTGATATGCTAGACCGGGGATACAAATAGAAAGCCGAACTTTGATTATCACTATTTACCATTTCGCATTGTATGTCTAAATCCACGAATTTACTATCAATCTCCTGATCAAAAGTTACGTCTTGCGGCACAAACAAATCAAAACCCGAATTCGGAAACACAGAATTCGCTGTATCTTGATTATGTTTTTGCACATGATTCTCATACTTGTTTCTCAATTCATTATTATTCGGATTCACAAAAAGTTTAAGCACGGCGTAATTGCGAGACTGCGACGAATTGTTTAGAAACGCACTGATATCAAATCCGCTCATTACGAATTAAGCGTTCATGTTTTTATATTGTTTCCATGAAATAGGTTGCCCCTCTACCAACTTAGGGCGCTCTTGTTCATGCTCCTTGTCTAAATTATCCCCGCGCTTAATAGCGCTGTCCACGTAAAGTTCCTTCAGCACCTTTCCTACCATAACTGAGCCGTCGTGTTGATCTACTGCGCCGTCCTCAATTAATTTTAGAGCGATTAATAGCCTGCGCATGATAGTTAAATCCAACTCATCCTTTATCATTCTATGAAACAGATCCATGTAATTGTTATATAAAAACGAACACTCAGACTGAGCCATCTCTAAAAACTGCTCAGGCTTCTCGCTCCATAAAGAAGAATACTTAGACTTAAATTTATGCAACTTGAACACATCCTCATGGATAAGACTGCTATGTTTCAATTTACGAATATGTTCCGTATTGTTAACGTAGTCAGTCTGGTCCGTCAAAGCTTTAAGCGGAATACTCTCTGATATGCTGCTCATTTATACTATAATGAAATATATATTTTTTATGTTCATTGCGCATAAAAAATATAATTCAATTTATTAAATGGATCATTTAGACAATTCGACCCAAAATTCATTCGACGCATTAGACGTCTTGTACAAAAATAGCTATTTTGTGGTGTTATTGTTGTTAATAATCGCAGCGGCCGTATATAAATTTTTCGGGAGTGGACTAAATTTCGACGAATATGAAAATATATTCAAAGTAGATACGAACTTTATTAATACGATAAATGAATATTTTAGAACTTTATGGTTAAATACAAAAATGGAGAACGACGCAATCGTGGTAGACAACAACGGAAAGGATGGGCTTTTAGACAGAATAGTAGAAAAAATGGAGAATCTAGATGTTTAGAAATAAATATCTCCGAAATATTTATAGATGATGAAACTCAACGCTGAATATGTTATACCCATTGTGATTTTGATTTTTGTTTTGATAATTTCTTTATGTAGTTCTTGCATTAAATTTATGCATGGCGAAGGATTTGATAACATTAAGTGTAACTCTCTCGCATATAGTGAGTTCGAAGGCGAAGGCGGCGCAACAATAATTCCTTCAGACGAAGAAGAGGAACCAGATATGTCGGGACAGTTTGGATACGAAACCACACCTATGGGCGACGTAGATTATGAACCCACGCCTATGGGCGAGATGGATTATGAACCCACACCGATGGGCGAGATGGATTATGAACCCACACCGATGGGCGAGATGGATTATGAACCCACACCGATGGGCGAGATGGATTACGAACCCACGCCCATGGGCGAGGCTGATTATGGATCCGTGCCGGCTGGAGATTTTGGATACATGACCACCCCCGCGGGACAGTTTGGATATGGAACAACACCCGGAGGGAAATACGGATACGGAACAACACCCGGAGGTGAATACGAATATGGAACAACACCCGGAGGGGAATACGGATACGGAACAACACCTGGAGGTGAATACGGATATGGAACGACACCTGGAGGTGAATACGGATATGGAACAACACCTGGAGGGGAATACGAATATGGAACAACACCTGGAGGTGAATACGGATATGGAACAACACCTTTTTCGAGCGACGAACCTACTGAGAGCGGAGAGGAGGGGTTCTCTAACTTAAACTGCGTATCTGCTCGTTACGGTAATAGAAAAAATATAGATATATATTCTCAAGCAAAAGGAGATTTGTCCTGTGAGCCCAGTTCTTACTCTAACTCGAGCGGATATTTATGTTTAGATAAGAACCAAAAACGCCAATTAATGACTCGCGGAATGAACCAAAGCGGAAAGTCATCGCAAATCGGCCAAGCGTAATCATTTGATCGTACAAAAACATTTTGTGCAGTATTGAATTGGAACGCTCGCTTCGGGGTGAATATCGACATAATCTCGAACGATATTATGCCGACAATACAGAGTCAAATATAAATCCAATTCAAAAATAGCGTTTTTAATTTGCATATTGTCTATTTGTTTCGCCAAATCTTCCAGCTGTTTTTTTACCCGATTAACGGTTTGAACATCTTCTTGGTCGTCGCACATGCATTACATAAAAAAATATTTTTATGTAATTTTTATTTATTTATTAAATAATGCCTAACAGTACATAGCCAAAAACGACTGATTTTGGTTTTCTTCGTTCTTAATAAACACATCAACGTCATTACGAGTAACAGTAAACGGAAATGTAACTTTAAGATTAATTTCCTTTGCGAAAATGTTTTCGCTGTCGGGCTTCATCAAACGGAACAGATTCAACTTCGTATAAATGATTTCGAGACAACGCTTCAAATTACGCACGCCGTCTTCGCCTTTCGTAAGGAACGGGTTTGAAGTAATATATTGAATTGTATCGTCAGGAATAATAACCTCCTCTTCACTGAAGTTCACTTGTTCGCGAATCTTGGGCAACAAATAATTGCGTGCGATCGTGATCTTTTCCTTCGAATCGTAGCCCTTCGTTTGAATGCGATACATACGATCCTTCAGAATCGGGTTCACCATTGATTCGTCGTTATAACTAAAGATGAACAAGCACTTACTTAAATCGAAATCAATATCCGAAAAGTATTTATCATGGAATTGGCTATTTTGAGACGTATCCGTGAGATGCGTCAAAATTCCCACGATTTCCTGGCCGCGAGCGGTATCGCTAATCTTATCGAGCTCGTCGAAATAAATAACAGGGTTCATGCACTTACTATCAATCAAAATTTGTACAATTTTGCCCCAAGTGCTACCCTCGTAAGTATAAGAGTGGCCCTCTAGGAAACTACTATCCCCTGCTCCACCAAGAGCAATGAACGCAAATTCGCGACCTAGAATCTTGCTAATTCCTTCCTTTACAAGAGTGGTCTTGCCAGTGCCCATGGGCCCCTTAATAGCGATCGCCGTGCCCATCGCAGAAGGATTCGAAATCCATTGTCCAACCATCTGTAGGATTTGGAGCTTCGCGTCGTTCAGACCATAAACGCAATCGTCCAGAATAGACATAGCATTATGCATGAACTCGTGGCATTTATCCACGCCGTCGTCCATAGTAATAGACAGATTCTTATAATTGGAGAAAGGGATACGCATAAAGGTATCTACCCAATTCTTGATCTTATAATACTCATTGTCGCCCGGCTCCAGGTGCCGAAGCGCGTTGAGCTTTTGAAGAGCATGCGCCTTAAACTTGGGCGGAATTCGCGATTCAAGAAGTGCGACTCGATAAGGCTTATCGATATTCGTATACGAATTGATTTCCTTCAGATCCTTCATGATCCTGAGCTGCTCCTTGTTCGACAGTTTCTTCTTGAAATAATCGATTTCGTTCGTGTTTTGCTGATCGTCGTGAATAAGCTTATGGTAAGCCTTTGCGTTACGAATGCGCGCTTTCTTAACCAGCTTCTTTACGGAACGGTCGCAATCAGCAATCGCATGAAGCAGAATTTTACTATTCGGTCGCTTATGAAGTTGCTGGGTGAGAGTCTTCTTCATTTCAGCCAAATCAAGATATTCTTGCTCGACGTCGGTGATCTCTTCACTGGCTTCGTCCTTCTTTGGCTTCTTATCCTTCTTTGGCTTCTTAGAAAGCTTTTCGGGCTTTGCCTCCTTTGTCGGCATCTCAATCGACTCGTAATTTTCCTTCATGAAAGCACGCTCGTCGTCGCTGTCGCAATCCGCATTATCGTCCTCTTCATTATATTCATCTGGATCTACATATTGGTCGCCGGGGCCTCCGAAGAACAGAATGTCCATCACCTTACCTCCTCGATCTCGTTCATCCTCCTCTTCCTCAACATCGTCTTCGTCTTGTTCGTCCTCATCCTCATCATCATCTTCGTCCTCCTCCACGACCTTACGCTTATGCCGCTTGTCGGACTTTTTCTGCGACTTGCTCTTCTTTGTTGACTTCGCGCTATCCTTCTTCGCCTTTCCATCTACCTTGCTTTGCATGTATTTAGAAGGGAATGCACGCGAGAGAAACTTTTGGAATTCCTCTCGTTTATACTCATCCTCGTCATCGGCGCCGTCGTCGTCGGTCCACTCGGCCTCGTCATCGTCCGCGTCGATAAGGGTCTTTTTGTTTTTCTTTTTCTTATCAGGTAGGTAGCTTTCGTCGTCTTCCGAATCGTCCGGGTCCTCATCATCTTCAGAATCTTCGTCATCTTCTGAATCGTCCGAGTCCTCATCATCTTCAGAATCGTCGTCGATCAACAATTCGAGTTCGCTATCGCTATCAGAATCACCTTTATTTTTCTTCAGCTTATCCTTCTTGTTGGAGCGAGTGTTGTATTTGCTAGAAACAGACTTTTGGTTCTTGGGCGGCATTTTTAGATAGAACGAGCAAACGTTTAAATGGTTGCTCAAAATCTTAATTTATTTTTAAAATCAATTTTCACGGATTCCGAATTTTTTTATCTCTATAATAAAATGCTAAGAAAAACTAAATTTGTTATATTCGCTCTATGTCTCATTATAGTTTTTTCGTTGTTTGTATGTTCCGCATATTCAAAAAAAGAATCGTTCTCGGATTCGATCAAAGGCAAAATTAAGTTTAATAACTGGTGGGGTCTCGAAGAAGAAAAAGCAGTATTTTATGAGCTCTTTTCCGATGTAGCGAACAAATTCGACGAAATACAAATATGTTCTCCTGGTGCCGAGCCAACCCAAAAAACAAAAAACACCTTGTTGGTGAATTTTAGTGGCGAATCGCATTATAATGATCCGAATAAATTCGACGTAAATCTTTTACCTGCGGATAAATGCAAAAATTTGATCGTATTCCCATTTGCGTCGTATCATGTGATTCGAAGCAATCTGACGTTTAATGATAACAGCAAAATAAATTTAAACCGACTATGCGAGAGGCGGAAACTTAACAAAAATCTGAAATCACAGAAATTCTGCTTATTCGCGGTAAGTAATCCCAATAGCGAAATTAGAAAAAACTTTTTCTTAGAATTGTCTAAGCGTAAAAAGGTGGATTCTTGCGGTTCGGTTTTAAACAATACCGGCGACAAATGTCCAGGCAGATACGACAGTCAAGAATATATGGATTATATTAATAAATATAAATTCATGATCTGTTTTGAGAACGTTTCGCAGACCAATTACTTAACAGAGAAACTGATAAATTCGTATTATTTCGGAACCATTCCAATCTATTGGGGATGCCCAAATATCGGAGATTATATTAACGCCGAATCTATTTTATATTTAAAACCCGAATTCACTGACGCTGACGTAGAGACTCTAATCACAGAAATAGAGGCTTTAGATAACGATGATGATTTATATAAGAAAAAATACGAAAGCGTGTTCTTCAAAAACGGCACCATACCAGATGCCTTTAATTTAGATAAATTAAAAGAGAAGATAAACGCTATACACTAAGACGAGGGAACCTAGGTTCCCCCGTACCCCCTCCTGTGTTTTTGAATTAGTTTAATCTATTAACTTTGTTCGTAATAAAAATGTCCAGTGTTTCTGTTGAATAATAACGCAATTTTTATTCGTAAATTCGCCAATAAAAACCGCACGAGAAAAATTGATTCACAAAGAATATAAAAAGTCATGTTATTATATATATTAGGTTATAGGATGTCGCACCAGCAAAATCGGACAAGTGAATCCAAGGCCCCGTCGAAAATAGTCGGTGTCCAGTTTAGTATATTATCACCTGAGGAGATTCGTAAGAATTCGGTGGTCGAAGTCACTTCTCGCGATACATATATTAATAATAAGCCTGTTGTTGGCGGTCTATTTGACCCCAGAATGGGTGTTCTGGAGCCGGGTATTATTTGCCCGACGGATGGATACACTTATATTGATACACCGGGATATTTTGGACATATTGAACTCGCGCGACCGGTGTTCTTTATTCAGCATATCAAGGAGATTATGAAGATTAGTAAATGCATATGTTTTAAATGCAGTAAGTTATTGATTAATAAAAAGCAACATCCGCATGTTAACAAGTTGAGTTCCGACGACCGTTGGGATTACGTAAGCGGACTCGCGGCTAAGGTGAAGCGTTGCGGTGATAAGAACGAGGATGGTTGTGGTTGTAAACAACCAGACAAGGTGAAGCTTGAGGGCATGGCGGCTCTTTATGCGATTTGGGAGAACATCGATGCGGAGGGCGCGGATAATAAGAAGATTAATATTCGTCTTACGCCTGAGATTGTCCTCAAAATTTTCAAGCGCATTTCTGACGAAGATATCCATTTCATGGGATTCAGTCCGATTTGGTCGCGCCCCGAATGGATGGTATGCCAAGTTCTCCCTGTTCCCCCTCCCGCTGTTCGCCCCTCAGTAAAACACGACGCACAGCAACGCAGCGAAGACGATTTGACTCATATTTACAGTAACATCATAAAGACAAATCGTGATTTGATGGATAAACTGAACGCGAACGCATCACCGAACGTGATTGAAGGCATGACTACTGTTCTGCAGTATTTCATTGCGATG